ATATTTATAACCTTTATCTGTTGCAGAAAAAGTGATTCCTGTTCCTGAAACCGTTTTTACTTCAACGGTAAATGCACCCGTTGTTCCATTTAAAAATACATAAGTTTTTTCTAAAGAATCTGGAACGGTTACAATTTGATTTCCTGTGATCGTTCCTGTAAATTTGATAACTGCATTTCTTCCATTTGATAATGCTGCGTTTGATAAAGTAAGAGCTGTTGTTTGAGCCCCACCTGCTATTGAAACTTCTTCATAGCCTCCGATAGCTTGTTCAATTAAAGTTAAATTCGTATTTGTTTTGGAGCCCCATGTACCAGAGTTTTCTCCAGTGACCATAATTTCGACGCCGAAACTAGTATAAGATGATGCCATATTTAATTCCTCATTATGCTACGTTAACAATTGTATAACTTACCGATGTGCCTACGTCAACAATTTCCCAATCAACCGTCTGTAAAGATCCTAGATTTGCATTGAATGAGAGTCCTGTTGGAGTCACACTTGCATTAGCTGTAATAGTTACACTATTTTGAGCTAATGTTAAAACGTTTCCTGTAACTTCTGCTACAGAAATTGCGTCTACTGTACCTAAATTAGCAGAAATTGCAAGTCCTGTTACATCAATATTTGCTCCACCTATTTCACTTGTATTTCCAAGATTTATAGGTGTTAAGAAACCTGTAATATCAACCGGTGTATTTAATGCTACGGTTACATCATCAAGATCAGCAGTTAAAGCTTCTCCTGTTACATCAACCGTTACATCTGTAAATGCCGTTACTGAATTTAAATTTGTGGTTAGTTCTTCTGGTTGAGTAATAATAGGTCCAACTTCAATAACTATTAATGGATTATTAATAGTTAAAGTCATTTCTGTTTCTGCAGGAGCTGGTATTTGAATACTACCATCTGCAGAAATACCGACATCATTCAGAACAGCATTAGCGGTTTGTCCTGTAACAAATTCGGTTAAATCTAATTTAAAGGTTACATCACCTAAATTGCCAGATAAAGATTGGCCTGTAACATCGACACCGACATCAATAAATGCAGTGGTATTACCAAGAGTTGAAGTTAATTGTATTCCTTCAACATCAACACCCACATCGGTTTGAATAGAAACACTATCAAGATTAAATGTTGCAGATAGACCTGAAAGTTGAACCGTGTACGCATCACCCCAAACTCCATTGCCCCATTCTTGTCGACCCCAACCTGAATTGATTTGGGCATCAACAGTAACATCTCCTAAGTTAGATGATAAAGACGCACCTGTGACGTCAACGGTTACATCAGAGTTTAAACCCCATGAACCGATGCCCCATAAGCCCGTGCCCCATTCATTAGCCATAGGAGTTAACTCCTATTAACCAGAGATTCTTAAAATCGCTGCTGTACTAGTTGGTGCTGGGAATTGGATTGTAAATGTACCCGAAGTCGCTGTTTTATCAGTTGTAAAATTTAAAACTGCAACAGCTGCATTTGTTACTGTAGCTGAAGTGTTATAAATTAAAGCTCCTCTCGCAGTTAAAGTCACGTTTGTGAATGATAAATTATCAAAGTCACATCTTGCAACTCCAGCTGTGATTGAAGTTCCTAAATTAACTAATGTACCGCCTGTTGCTACGTATGATCCTGTGCTAGAAACTTCAGAGCCTGTTGTATAAGAAGTTGTGGCAGAGTTTAATGTAGCTGCAGAAGTGTACAAAGCTAATTTAAAAACATCTCCTCCAGATGATTTAAAGTTATGCTCACCTTCCAATAATTCCTTCTTGAAAGAGTTTGCAATTGCTTGTGTTATAGCCATGTTTTCTCCTTATCCTTGTTTTGGTAAACGAGGAACACCACTTTGATATTCGTCTCGTCTTCTTCTTCCCATTTGTTCTACTGTAAATCCTTGAATAGCTGCTTGATACTTTTGTTCATAAAGTTGCAGCATATCCACTGGACCTTTCAGAAAGCCATATGCCTCTACCAGGCATGCATACAAAAGTCCGTTGGGAAAATACTTACTTAAGTATGATTCAGTATTACTAGCCGATAATTGAGGTGGTTTCAAGATATAATTTACTTGAATTGAATAAGTATTATCGGGAATCGGGGCAAATGCTATGACGTCTTCATACCAATTTGCATAGTATTTTGGAAATCCGGTAGCATTCGTATTATTATATTCAGATATAAAACTCGTATCTCTTTTTTCTAAAAAGCTTCGATCTCCAGATAATGATGTATCTGTAGATGTAAAAATTTGAATGGATCTTACAATATTGTATTCTTGAGGTAAATTAATAAACTTTTGACCTGCAATTAAATTAGCAGTTTGATACTGTCTTTGATAATCCGCATCCGTATCTCTTTGAATTCTCCATTCCGCATCTTCAATAAATCCATCAATAATGGATGAAGTTAATACATTAGAATCAACTTCAGTATAATCTCTAATTTTTTGTACTAATTCTGCATAAGTCATGGTGTTAATGTGACAGGTCCTGCTGTAACTGTCAATCCTCCTGCTCTCTCACTTACCGTAGGTGTTGATCCTAAAGTAAATGTATAATTATCTGTTCCCGTAACGGTTATACTGAATCCTGAAGTATTTTCAAATACTGTATAAGCTAGGCCTCCAGGACTTCCGTCAACATTTCTAAAAACAACCGTATCACCGGTTGTTCTTCCATGTGAAGGTTCATAAACATTAATGGTAGAACTTCCTGATGTAATAATAAAAGGATTAGGTGGTAATAAAGGATCCGTTTGAGGTTCTGTTCTTGCAGGTCTTGCATTTCTTAAACCTTGTGGATCCGCGGTATGAGGTTTAGGTTCAAGTTGTGGATGTTTTGGTTCAAACTCAGAAATATGTACTCTTGCACCATTCCATTCTTTAACCATTTCTTTATATGAAAATTCCATACCTGAACGGTCTGAAATAAATTTTGCGTATTTTCCTGAAGCCGTATTAGACACTTGGATAATATGTTTTCGGACTTATATATGAGCTGCTAGAAGAGCCGTCTTCTGCTAGCGCTCTTTGTAATTCATCTTCGTATAATAATTTTAATTCTTGTGTTCTTTGTGGGGCAAACTTAACAGATAAATGATAAGCAAGACCAGCGCACATGCAAGGAACAAATCGATAAGGAACATCGGCAGCATTAGTATAAGCACCCACATCATCAATTCTTTTAACATAATAATAGTTTATTGTATTTCCTGCTTCTGTACTTCCAGGTGTAAGATACAACGTTATCGTAACTTTATCAATGAATCGTTGTACAAAATATTGTGTTGGAGTTCCTTCATCTGTTTTATTGGATAAAGATTGATACTCACTTCTTGAAATTTTAGTTAATGGAAAATCAACGGAAGATGAATTTCGATACGCTGCTTCTAAAACATCATCAACACCATAAACGGCTGTTGCATCTGAAGTTCCATCCGTTGTTGATCGATACATGGTATAAGTTGATTGACCATCAACAAGAGTAATTGAATTATTTGCGATTTCCCAATAATGTAAACCTCGATTGGCCCATTCTTGAAATAAAATATTTAATGATCGTCTAGCCGATTTCATTTCATTCCCAGACATCGGTTGTTGACCGATTCTTTCGTAAGCTTCTTCTATAATTTCATCAATAGAAAAATTCTTATCAAAAACTGCTGTGCCAGAAGTAGTGTTAGCCATGGAGCCTCCTACTTATCAATCATTAAAGTCGCAGTACAATTTGTGATCGCAGTTACATTCAACCCATTTCTAAATAACACACCATCTTCTGGAATGTTAAATGCGAAATCGTCATCTGCTCTAACAGTAGTTTGAAATAATGTTGTTGCACCATTAACTTCTGTTAAAGATATAGAACCATTTGCTGAAGATGTATTAGAGTTCATAATAATTCCTCTAAGTCTAGTTGCTCCTGCGAAAACAGTTCCAGTTGTAGTTGCTACGACTGCTTTTACATCTGATTTCATACTCATTAAAATCTCCTTAAGTTAGGAGCTCCCGAAGGAGCTCCAAAATAATTATGCATCTGTTGCGATAGCAATAGACGTAGTTAATAATCTAATCCACTGAGTTCCATTTGAAAATGCATATGTAGGTGCATTTGAGAAACCATTGTCAACATAGATCATTACACCATCGTTTCCAACAGCTGATAAAGTTTCACCTGCTCTTGAACCTGTTGCGATTGTAACAGTTGAAGCGTCTTGAACAGTCCAAGAAACTTTTCCACCTTGTTGTGTATCTCCAGCGTTCTCGTTAGCTCCACCAATGAAACCATTAAGAGCTACCACTGGACCTGTGAAAGTAGTGTTTGCCATAGTATTATCCTCCTAGTTATATTAGCACAGTCTCTAGGCCGTCGACTATACGCGTCTGTACCAATATTTTATGTATAGTGGTTATTTTATACAGTAGATTATTAAAGAGTGCAAGGTATCCCTATCAAGTGAAGCCACTTTTGCTAAAAAAGATATCCTAGTTAGCCAGCATAAAGATGATTTTCACCATCTCTAATATTTC